GGGCGAAAGGGTAATGTTACCGACATATGGTACGCCCCTGAGAAAATTGATGTTTGATCCAAATGATCCAAAATTGATTTTACAAACAAAAAACATGATTGCTCGCTCACTTAAACTTTGGGAGCCTAGAGTGGCAATTACTCAAATACAAGTAAATAATGGACTAGATAAGAATAGTAGAAACATAGATGACGATGGCACGGAGTCAGATGCCGTACTTTTGATTCGAGTTTTATTTATTGATAGAGCAAAAATAGACGAAGTGTTTGAACTAAAATTAGAAGTACCAGTATCTTAATGGAGGAAATATGGCTAGTAGTGGATGCCCATTTGATATTCAACCTTATGCTAAATCCGAAATCATAAAAAAACCAAATATTTTCAATTTGAACTATACAAACCAAGATTTCTGGTCTATGAAAGCCAGATTGATTGAGTTTACAAGACAAAGATATGAAAAAGAATTTGGCGATTTTGTGGAATCGTCTTTAGCAATGATGCTCATTGAAAATTGGGCGTTTATTGCAGATACTCTGTCTTTTAAAATGGATCAGATCGCAAATGAAATATTCATAGATACAGTTACCGAAATAGACAATGCGTTTCGTTTGGCAAAATTGGTAAGTTTCAACCCTCAACCTCCCATAGCAGCAAAATCTATGTGGACCGCATCGCTTAACAACCCAATATTAACTGATGTTGTAGTTACAACTCCATTTATTATTGAGGCAAATGGTGGAGGCGAAAGAATTGATATGGAATTATTTGCCGCTGATGCGAATAATAATCCCCTTCTTGATGATAACATCATTATCCCGGCCAATTCTGTGGTAAATGCTAGTGTTATTGGTTTAGAAGGAAGATCAAGAATACAAGAGGCCGATGGAACAGGAGAAGTAGGACTAGCCGTTTCTTTAAAATATTTTCCAGTAGTTTATGATTCTGTTAGAGTAGATGTAGACGGTGTTCGTTGGGAGCAAGTTGAATATTTCACAGACTCACAACCAAGAAGAGAATACAGAGTAGAATATGATTCCGATTACACTGCTTTTTTGGTGTTTGGAAACAATAGAGCAGGATTGATACCATCTTTGGGATCAAAAATTAGAATTAAATATAGAACAGGCGGCGGAAGCAAAGGTAATTTAGTCAGCAATTCAGTCCAAACAGAAACAATTGTAACAGTCCCCGGATTAGATTATTCAGTGCCTGTTTTCTTTAGTAATTATACTAAAGCACAATTTGGATATGATGGAGACACAATTGAAGATATACGAAGAAAATTGCCCTCGTGGATTCGTTCTCAAAATAGAGCCGTAACAGGATTAGATTATAAAACTTTAACAGATCAATTTTCGACTCCTTATCAGGGACAAATTGGCAAATCTCTTGCAGTTTTAAGAAACTATGGTTGTGCTGCAAATATTGTTGATCTTTATGTTCTTGCAAGAAAAGATCAAGATGGATTAGAAGAAGCAGGAGATCAACTAAAAGTACAACTTGAAGAATATATTGATGAAAGAAAAATGATAACAGATCATGTGTGTATTAGAAATGGGGTGATTATTCTCGTAGATACACAAATTGATGTTATCATCGACCGATTTTATAGAAAATTTGAAGAAGAATTAAGAATAAAAATAGAAAGAAGGTTAACAGATTTTTTTGCTTTGCCTAATTGGGAATATGGACAAACACTTAAAGATAGCGAAATAGTAAAGACTCTCTCTGATTTAAAAGAAATTAAAGAGTTCAATATCAATTTTGTGACTGATGATGACAATAATGGCGGAAGTGCTGTAACAGTTAAATATTATGAAATAATTAGACCAGATGTTACAGAAATAAACTTTGTTTACGAATAAGGGAAAAATGGCTGTACTAAAAGTAACAGAAAGCCCATCTACAATAGATGATATAATTTTTGAATTAACGACCCTAGATGCAAATGGGTGTTTAAGCGATCCTTATAAAATAGATCGTCTGGTGATCTATTACGTCGAAAGAGACTTCTCTAGCAACAATCTTCAACAATATCAAAATGAATTTTTTGTTGATGAAAAAGTTAAAGCAGCAATGGAAGCAGAGGCTTTAGCGTGTGCTAGTCCAACTGAAGAAAATATTCTTGCTGCTCAAAGAGCAAAACTAGATGTCGAAGCATCTAAAACAACTACTCCATTTTATTTCAATGAATCAAAACCAGTTCATGTTGTTGGAAATAAAGAATATCCCGCATGGCTTTCATCAGATGTTGATAATTCATTTTTAGAGCATGTAACTGAAGATGATGATGGAAATACTTTAATTGGTAATTTCAAATACACTTGGCAACCTGTAGGAATGCGGGAGGGTGATTATTTCATTTGTTGGACTTGGACACCACTACCTGCGGGCGAATCATATTCTCAACACTTTAAATTTTATCTTAGAGGGTCAACAAAATTAACAACAACCATTCCGACTCATAGAACACCACCAGAAAAATATCAAACCTTATTGGAAAGATATACTCCTGAAGTTTTCAAGATGAGATTGTGTGATGGAGACAGAACCCCCGATGTTATTGATAAATTAAATAAATCAATAAGTGATGGATTTTTAGTTTTGGAAGATTTGGCAAATCAAATTATTGATTTATATGACGCAAATGTATTAGACGAATCTCTTCTGCCTTATCTTTCAAATACATTTGATTTAAAATTAAAATCATACGATCCAACAAGATGGCGAAAACAAATTAAAAGGGCTGTGCCTCTTTTCAAAAGAAAAGGCACAAAGGGTGGCGTTTCAGAAGCCTTAGATCAAGGTGGAATAAAGCTGATAAAATACACCAGTTTATGGCAAGTAACTTCTGGATATACATGGCAAGAAATATTCACTTTCGACGGAACAAGTGAAAGTTGGGATTTACAAAAGTTGGCTTTAGACCTTGATTTAGATAATTTTGAATTGTGGATAAGGGCAGTGGATGAAGATGTTTATGTAGAATTATCGCCTGATTATGTATCATTCGTTGATTTGGATGGTGTTACAACTATGACTTGGGAGGGCAGTAGTCTTTCTAGCAATCAAATTGATTTAGTTGAAGGCGATATAATCAAAGTTCTGTATAAGTATAGTGAAATTCCAAATCCATCAACTCAAACAATAGAAAATTATGTTCGTTCTTTGCCCCTTGCCGACCAAAGAGACGAAAGAGATCAAGATTATCCTTTAAAGAACATGAATGTAAGGTTAATAGCCGAAGATGATCCATTGTTTGATATAATCATTCCAAACAAACATCCTTATCACGATGATATTATCTTTGGAAAAGTAAGAACAGAATTTCCTTATTCTGAAAACATTTACAACATGGATGAATATAATGGTAGCATTAGAAATTCTAAAGACCCATGTGATATTGACAAAAACTTTATTGACCCATGTTTTGCTTGTATTAGCAGCAAATATAACCTAGATGTAGAAATCGAAGAATTAACCAATGATAGAATATTTGAAACACTTCAGATATTAAAAGAATCTATGCCATTCCATGCGGTTTTGCAAAACCTTAACATTTATGGTGGCTTTCACGAATTCATGGAACAACCCGAAGAAGTAATTGAAGGTTTTATTAGATACTCTGTAGTAGAAGATGTAATAGCCGGGTCTGGCCAGATGTGGTTCAATAGAGCAATGAAAAAAGGTTATACAACCAATGCTGTGTTAAGAAATCAACTTGCAACCAGTAATCTTGTTGTTTCGAGTACAGGCTTGGCTTATAACGACAAAATAGTTATTTTCTGTGGTGATATAGATTTTGAAAAATTGGGAATGGCAACAGATGGTAGTGCTATACTAGAAATTCTATCATCTTCACTTATTGGAAATTATAGAATTGACAATGCCAATAAAAATACTGCACAAGTATCGCAAGGAAGCATTGTGGGCGTAAATGATGATAATGTTGCTGAACCAATAACAGAAACAAATTCATCTTTCGATGGTCAGGTACTAAGCGATAGAGCCTTTAATTTTAGGATTTCAAATCCCGTAGAACTTGATACACCATTTCCTAATGTATATGTATATCAAGATAACTTGTTGGAATTAACCGATGTGGAATTGGACTACCAGTTATTAAGCATAAAAACCCAATGGGATGTTGCACAAGGAACCGCATCTGCTCCTTGGAAAGTTGAAATTCTTGCATATTCTGTTACTCCTTATGAAATAAAAGATATTTTGCCAAATGGAATAATAATCTTAGATGATCCTTCCCATACATTGCCAACATCCAATGTTACAGGAATGACCTATACATTATTAGATGAACTTGATGTTATTAAAGGAACTAGCAATGTTGGGTTTTTGAAAGTAACAGCCAGAGCAAGAACTGTTGCAACAGCATCTTCAATACAAGATGCTTTTAATTTGCAGGAAATTGAATATTATCAGGTAATAAGTGGCACTCAATATAAAGTAATTGGGCTAGTTCCTGATACAGATGATGAATTTTACATTAGCGGATATGCAGGGGGCGACATTGGACCCATCACATTAACGCTTTATCAAAGAATTACAGAGAATCAAGTGGGCTATTTGAGCCATAATGGGCTTAAATTGGACACTTCTCCAACCAATCACGAAACGGGATTACCTGTTTCTAACGGTGGAAATTCTATAGTTGCCACTCCTTTAGAAGACAACACTTTTAAAGAAAACTATTTAGTTGAAATAAATGGTGAAGTTTATTACATTGCTGAAATAGATGGCACTATTATAACTTTAGAAGGACCAGATCATTATTGGAAAACGTATCAAGGTGGCGGAACTTCATTGAGTTATAAAATTTACCAATACGAAAAAACTGAAGATGTAACAATTCCGGGTCAACAGTTTGATTTGCCTGAACATACATTTAAAATAATTGATCGTAGAGGCAGCGAAATCATTACCAATGTAACAGATGCACCGCCTGCCGCTCCATTTATGGCACTTTCAGCCGGTGAAGATGATAATATGGTGAACTATGTTCAACAAAATGAAGGTGTTTCCTTTAATATTGAATACTTAAACGGCTCCACCGAACAAGGAGAAATATGATTAAAGAAGAAATGGGAGTACATGGATATGTAACCGTCAATATTGAATACAAGGATGGAAAAAAAGAAAACATAGAATTTAAAAATACCATTCTCCGTAAAGGTCGAGAAGCGTTAGCCAAGAGCTTAGCCAATGATCTAGGAGATACATATCAATTTTATGTAAATCGAATGTTATTTGGAGATGGTGGAACGGCTGGTGGCTCGGTTAAGTATGTGGACACAACTAGAAACGGCTTGTTTGGCATTACTCGTGCAAGTAAGTCTGTAATTTCTCAAGTTGACCCCAATATTCCTAGTCAAGTTGTTTTTACTGCTGTTTTAGGATTCAATGATGCCAATGGTTATGCTTTAAATGAAATGGCATTACAAATGGCAAATGGCGATCTTTATAGCATGGCCACTTTCCTAGACTTAAACAAAACAGATCAAATGCAAATAACTTGGAATTGGAGAATTTCATTCGTATGAAAAAAATTGAAATTGTATCTGGCCATAGTGAAGAGTTTAACAAGACAATTAACGTACTTGTTGTCGATGGAGAAATATTTGATTGGGGAATGGACCCAGCTTCATTAGATCAGGCTAGAAAAGTAATTGCAGAACACAATGAATTAACAGAAAGTGTTACGCTTTCTGTGTTAGGTCATTTTTGCGAATGCTTTAGTGATTTCATTGGAAAAACTATGTCTTTAGACGAAATAAACGAATCCATAGAAAAAGGATATGTAGAATGCTGATCTTTGAAGAGACAGATGATCGTTTTTACATTAAAGAATCAAGCGTAAACAGAGCAGGCAAGGGACTTTACGCAAAACAACCAATTAAGAAAAATACTTGGTTAGAAATTACAGGCGTTTTAGTTCCAAGAGATTCTGTTGCCGATGAGTGTTCGTATTATGCGAACGCATACAAGTTCGCTGCCGATGTGAAAAGAAATGGCGATTTGATAGATATAGGGCCATTTTTGATTGTCCCGCTCGGCTATGCAGGCATTGTTAATCATACAGAAGATAGAAAAAAGCAAAATGTAGAAATAAGATACCTTGGAGATGAATACGTTAAAAAAAGTCTTCATGCGGACAAGGCTGTTTATTGGTTTACAAAAGACGTTGCAAAAGATCAAGAAATTTTAGGACACTACGGCGAAGGCTGGGAGAAAGTTTTAAAATGGGTAAATAAAACTCACGAAAATGTTTCTCTATCTAAAAAGGATTGGGAAACATTCCTTGAACATGACCTTTATAATTTAGGAGACTTAATTAGATGAATTACTGGCTAGATCGAAAAAAGAGACGAGAAGAAACAGAACATTTCAAGACAATATATGTTTCTGTTTGGAATTTTGAAAATTATCTTGGCGAACAAATAAAGCTAAGTTTAAGTGACACAATTTGTTCGGAACAAGTGATTATAAGCGATTTTGCTTTGCCGCCATTAACAACTGAATTGCCACCTTGGAATACAGAAACATACAACTCTTTGGATTTGGGTCCATATGATGCTCCCGAAGTAGAAAAAGGTTGGGAATTAGATTTGTAATCAGTGGCCGTATATAAATCATTATGGCACTAATATCATTCAACGAGTGGCGTGACAAGCACACCAACGATCAAAATCATGGGAAATCTGGATACGTTGGAGGCAACCCACGTTTCAGCAAAACAAATAAAGCGACTTATTCTGGCGACACTAGAAAGCGTCGTTCTGTAGTTAAAGATCAAGATCGCAAAACCAATTACGGCCAAAAAGAGGGTTAATGCCTGATCTAACAAAACTTCCTGTTCCAAAATATGATCCATTACACCCATATCATTGGGAATATGACAATATTCCCATTGATGTGTTGGCATTGCGTGATGAACTAATAAATGGGGAACTGGAAAATCATGCTAAGATATTAAGGGACTCTTCTGGCAATCAGGGAACTTTAGATAATCGTCTAAATCAATCTATAAACCAAGATGGTTCCTTGAAGTCTTCAGCTATAGATGAAGCCGTACACAACATTGCCGAACATAGCGATGGAAGCAAAACAGTCGATACATCTGAACTTGATTATTACAATGATACTTTAGGTTATCCAGACGTAGTAAATCCTGTTCCTTTTGTGCGAATGCTCGATGCAGAGCGGGCAAAATTAACTTTAATTGCCGATGAAGCTACCAACATCACATTTGAAGTAGAAACGCCCTCAAATACGTTAGTTATTGAACAGGGTCCAATTACCCTAGCTGCCTCAGAAGGCATCTCTTGGGACGTTACAGCCCCTGTATTGCCCTCTACAGCGGTGACTCTTAAACCTGTATTGACAATCCCAATTGATTTTGCTCATAGACACTACTATGATTTAGAGCCTATTACAACTGATTATATTAGTTTCAAAGTAACCTCTGTTAATACCCCTTATGTTGAAGGTAGTTTAAGGGTATACATCAATGGGGTCAAATTAACAACAGATAATCAAGTATATGTGCCCGGCGACGTAATGACCGAAGATTGGTCCTTAAACAGTTTCACGCCTGACCACACAGCAGGAACATTCGAGTTATACGCTGCAATAACTTCTGATGATATAATCAGAATAGATTTTGATATAGCTCTCTCATAAGCGAGAAAAATTTGTACACGGCCAAAAACCTCAATTTTGGATTTATAATTCTCAATCCAGAGTCAAATCCATCTCTATTAAAAAGCACAATCAATTCGATAAAAAGTAAGTTTGATGTGCCGATAGTATCCATTACAGAAAAATCGGTAAAAGCTGAATCTTTAAAAGAAATGAATTTATTGTGTCCAACATATAAAGGGCAACAAACCTACACATCTTTAATGAATGCAGGAATGAAGCGTGCGCCCGCTGATTGGAATTTCTTTGTAATTGCTGGAACTTTTGTTAGACATAAATTAGATCATAAATTTTCAATGTTTATCGAAAGCGAAAAAGATATTCTTTTCCCAATTGTAGAAAAAAAATACGACTTCGTTGAAGCAACAATCAATGGACTTTTGATCCACAAAAATTGCTTCAAAGAAGTCGGTAATATGGCCGAAATTGGCCCTTTTGAAATTTGTAAACTTATGTGGGCTTTAGACGCCACAGAAAAAGGATATAAATTCAAGGCTATTTTGGGTGCGAAACTCTGTTAGCCAAAGCCAACCTATCTCTTCGGTTTTGTTCTATATGTTTCCGAACAAGAACCCACTCTTTGGATAGTTGTTTTTCGCCACTATCGAGCTTTTTCAATAAAGCAACAACTTCTTCAACGCTTTCAAAGACGTTAATTGGTTGATCGTTCTCAAAATCCAATAAATCAAATAACCAATTTGGCAAATTCGCAAGCCCACCATCACAAACAAAAAAGGTGGGCTTGTGTTGCATTTCACCAAAATAAACTTCGTTGCTGGTGCCCCATTGTGGAACTCTAGGATCAACAACCACAACTAAAAAGTCACAGTAGTCAACATATCGAAGATCATATCTTCGATATTCTCCAACATACTCAGCAAGCTCTTTCCAGCGCTTTTCTACCTTCAATTTGGTTTGGTAGCCTTTATCCTCACCAATCTTTTGATCGTCACCCGGCTTATTTGTGGGGTCAATAAGATCAATGTCCAGATTGGCCTCGTAGATTAACCGTGTGAATTTACGACGCCATTCAACGCCATGATCTGCAACGTATTCCATTGGGCCAGACAAATAACCCAACGCTAAATCTAACTTGCCCATAAATTGACTCCGTTTTGTAAAGAAAATACTCTGTTAGTAAAGCATAAAGGAGCAGCTATGTCAATAGATAAAAGTAAAGAAATTGCCCCAAGTCTCATTGGACAAATGGCAGAACTCTTAAAAAACAACGTGATTGAAAGACACAGTTATTTTCAACTGAAATATTTCATCGTTAATAAAGAACCTACCACACAAGCCAAAATGTGGCAATGCCTAAGAGAAATAAAAACCAGATTTGAATCGCTAGAAGCTCTGGTTCTGGAATATGACGAAGGAAAAGATAATCTTGAACTGATAAATATCAAGATAGATAAATTGGGCAAAAAGATCGAAAATTACGAAGAAAACGAAGAGGCCACAAAAAGAGAATTGGAAATTCAATTGAGAAAATTAGGAAGAAAGAAAATAGCTGCTTTT